GTTAACCCAGCTAAACGCTTGGATGTTGTATCTAATGTGCCATCATCTATAATAAGTATTAAATCTTTTGTTGCGTTAATATCTAATTCTTCAATTTTAGCATAAAATCGAATGTCACTTGTGTTTTCAATATATCCTGCAGGATTTAAACTTGCTATAGATATTGTTCCATTGACATAATCAACGGTTCCTAGTGATGATACTAATAAACTATCTGTATAAAGATCATATAAATTTAAACTACTAGTACCGTTTGTTGTTAAAATATCTTTAATGTATACTGCTTTTATATCATCATTTATTTTATAAAAAAATCCTGTAGACTGTATGCTTCCTGATAATAATTTATTTGCAAATTTTATAGTTGTTGCGCCGGTATAACTATTTGATATATTAACTACAGGCGTTATTCTTTTATGAATTCTAAAATTTGTTACGTTACCAACAATGGATGAGTTAATTGAATCTATTGTCTTAGATAATTTAGAATATACAAAATCCTTATCAAATTGTTGTAGTTCTGTAGAAAAATATTCTTCAATTTTTGCTTTAGCTAAGATTTGTATTTCGGGTGTGGTATATCTTGAATTTGCTGGATCAAATTTTACTTTTGTTTCCAAAGTAATATGTAAGTAATTTGGATCAACAAATTCAGGTATAATAGACATTATTTTTTTATCTTGTAAAATGTCTTGCAATATTTTATTTTTAAGTTCTGTATTAATAGTGTAGCCAAAATATGGCTTCAATGAAATAATAACCTTACCATATTTTGGTGGAATGTTTTCTTCTCCTCCCCAAACAGATACAGATTCCACTAACGGATAATTGGATTCAATAATTGCTTTATAATCTTTTGCTGTCACTGCTCTATTAAATGAAGATAAGAAACGAGGAGCTTTAAATTTAATGTCTTCTAATGTGTCTGGTTCAGCACCACCCGTTGAGTTTGTTGCCGCTATTATAGTAGACCCTAAATTAACACCGCCTACAAGTGCGCCCAACGAAAATCTTTGTTCTATCTCCCCAGACACATTGCAAACGGAACCATTACTAATTAAGTATTCAATTTTTACTAAATTACCAGATACTAATTTTTTGCCCAAAATATTGTCACCAAAAAATATTTCATAAAATCCAGAAGGATTTTCTTCTAAGAAAAACACTTTTGATTCGGCTGTCAATGCTTCTAAATTGTCTGTTAGACTATAACTTTGTGTTGTTAGATCAGTGTACGAATTTTGAACCGTTACCCTAATTGTGGTTGTATCTATATTTTTATTTGGTATTGTATATTTTTCTTCAGGTCCAGAAACATCAACTCTATAAACATAACTTAATGATTCACCCTCTACTATGTCAATATCTGTGAATGTATAGACACCATTTGTTGGTTTAATTGTTACTGAATCTAAGTTTGAAAACGTATACTGAGTATTATTAATTGTTGTGGTAAAGGGTGAAAACTTAGGTAGTGTTAAAGTGGGCGGCGTATCTACCGGATCATTAATTGTGAATGAAACTTTTGCTATAGCGCTTCTATAAGACAATGGTCGATATCCCAAATGTTTTGCAATTGATACCGCAGATTCTCTTTTAACGACAGAATCTAAAAACATTTCATTCGCAACCATATTTGCTAAGTAAGCATTATAGTGTGTATTGTATGATAACAAATCTATTAGTATAGATAAACTAGATGCTTCAAAATCATAATCTTTAAAAATAAGATTATTATCTTTATCTCTATAGTTTGTTAAAAATTGTTTGAGATTGACTTTAATATCATCAAAGTCTAATTCTGCTAATCTGTAATTTGCCATTTATCGTACTCTACTTAGTAAAGTTGTAATTGTTATTGGATTGTCTGTATTCTTTAAAGCAAATACTATATTCACAAGTAAATCGTTATCCTCAACTGTTTCCGAAACATTTACCTCTATTAATCTAACTCTTGTTTCAAATTTTGTTATTGATTGCTGTATAGTTCTTTCCATTGCAAGTTTTACTGCTGGCGAAAAGTTTTCAAAAAGCAATGAATGTACTTGTGTACCTATTTCGGGATGAAAAGGTCTTTCAAAATTTCGTGTTTGTATTAGATGTTTTAAAGCTGTTTTAACTGCTTCCTCATCTGTTTTTAAATACAGGTCTTTCGTAAAAGGGTTAACCTTAAAAGAAAGATCTAAATCTACAAACTTTTTTATCGATTTTTGTGTTGCCATAATTGATATTTATTAACCTAGATTTACCAATTTATTGTATTTAGATTGATGGTTCACAAATGTTTGAACACTTGCGCCCCTTGATTGTACCAATGCGCCTTTGTCAGATAAGAACGCAACGTGTATCCATGCAACTCTAATTTTATCTGTGCCGGCATATGTTTCATATTCTAAAAGAACTTGTCTGTGAGGAACATTTGCTGTAATCCATGCGGCAATATCTTTAATATCGCTAATTTTTCTATTTGGCCAAACTAAATCTGCAGCAGCACCTATTCCATGATCACTACCATTTGTGCCAATTCTAAAACCGCTACTAATAATCATACCTGGATATTTTGCATTAATCGGCTCTAAAACATTTTCCGCCAACTGTATTAGATTACAAACAATATCTTGCTCCTGTAATCCTCGTTGTGCTTGTAAGGCTGGTCCAAATTTCCCAACTAACAAATTACCAAGTGTAAACGATTTTGATAATTTAAATGATCGAGGAAAACTGTTATTAAACTTAGTGCATATCTCACAATCTGCTTGTAATATTTTTGCGTTTGATACTACACCAATGCTTCTAGCAAACAAGTCTCCTGCTTTAGGAGTTAGTTGAATATTATTTGATATTTCACCTGCCGCTTCTCTTTGTTTATTATATGCATCTGCTTCTGGCTCGCCGGAATCTAATAAGAATGAATCATCATTTAAAGCTTTTCTTTGTAATACTGGTATTTGTGTAGTGTTGGGTGTCTTCTTTGTTGGTGGTGTTAATACACTTAATGCAATTGCTTTTATAATATTTGCACCCATTTTTGTTTTTACTATTGCAGCATCAATTAATACTGTTAATCCACCCTTCAAACTTAATGTGCCAGTAGAACTAGACTGAAGATTTAAATCTGAACTAGATTTAATATTAATTGCTCCACCACTAGATCTCATACTTATGCTTTTGCCTTGTATGTTGATAGCTCCTTCTGATGCAATATCTAAACCTTTTTTTGCAGTTACAATTGCTGTATCTGCAACTACAGCTATGTTGCCTGCGGATTGAACTAAAGTATCGCCGCGCCCTGTTACTGACAAATCACCTTCTACTTCTATAACAGCATTGTCCTTAACTAATATACTTGTTTTGCCTTCCACGGTTAAACAATGCGCACCCTTAACATAAACAAAATTATTACGATCCATTATCTCATAATTTTCGCCTACTGTTTTCCTGACCATTGACCCATTTACATCTATTTCAATATAGGTTCCTTTTTTGTGGAATACCTGTATTCTTTCAGCGTTAGGTGTACTATCTATTTCTATAACATGACCAGCTTCTGTTTCTATTACTTGATTATATGGGTAATTGCCCGCAAATGCTGGATCAGGCTCATCCCAAGTTTGAGATGTTCTAGCCAATTGTATATTTTCTATCTTATTATTTTCTTTTACCTGAAAAGATAAATGAGACCTATCACCTACTGCAAGTTTATTAACATCGGATAACCCGGCATACTCAAATTTTGGATATTTTTTATTGGGATCTTCAAACCCCTTTGCCTTAGCTAAATCTTCATTATTTAATGTAGATGTATTTGGTAAATAGTTACCCGCTTCTTCATATGTTCTAAAAAACTCTGTAGAGTCACCGCCCAATATAGAATTGCCAACGATAAAAAAGTCTCTTGCCTTTGTACCAGCATATGTTTTTTTATCTAACTTGTCAGAATTTTTTGCTCCCATTACGTGAGCAGATGCTAACAACCCACCTACAACTTGATAGTTATCTGTTTCTTTTACCTTGCCCAATCTGACTAACGTATCATAGTTACTTTTCGTATAATCAAACATTGCTGTTTCTTGAACACTTGTACTAGCTAAAAAATCACTTTTAGATTTTATGCCGCCTTTGTTTGTCCAATTTAAATTGTTGTCTGCTATATCACTAGTGATAATTCCCCCAGGCGGTCTTCGTAAATATCCAAGATCAATTAGCGTAGATAGTGATAACTGATATTTTCCCAATTCTCCACTATCACCAACTTTAGTGTAAACACCCGCTGATAAAGTATCGCCTATTGCTTTAGTTAATTTTGTTAAGTCTTGAGACTTTAAAGGTAATAAAGTTTCCGTGGCATCTAATTGTACTGCATCATTCTTAATAGCATTGCCCAATGGATCATATACTATATTATTTCTACTGTCTTTTAGTGTGTTTGTTTCTATACTTGCTTGAACCTGTTTTGCTTTTGTTTCTGCATTTGACGATGGTTTGCCTGCAATCGTTCCCATCATTACAGGTTGTTGTGCCTCCTCACCATCTAAAAACCAACCCACAACCCAAGAGCCAGTTACTATTCCTATCGGTGTTGTTCCAACTCCTGATGCTGCCGCCGAAGTTATTGGTTGTATAGGTATAGCCCATGGCAAGTCTTTTG